TCCTGTATCAGTTGGATTGGAAACTATAGATACGGCTATACTTGGATTTTTACAAACAAAAATAAAACCTATAGTCACTCAGGATGGAAAACAAATACAAGTTCCTGTGTTGTATGGAAATCCTGAACGATGGAAAAGTGCACAGCAAGATGGTGGTATACGTGACAAAAACGGTAAAATATTATTACCAATTATGATGTTACGTAGAACTACGATGAAAAAGAATACAATAAATTCTCCAGTTAACAAGTATAATAATTATATTTTTAAAGCTGGATGGAATGCAAGAAATGTATACGATAAGTTTGCTGCGCTGAATAACATATCTCCTAGTCAGGTATACCATTCTAGCATGATACCAGATTATTATGATATTTCATATGATGCAATGATATGGACGGAGTATATGGAGCAAATGAATAAAATTGTAGAAAATGTTTCTTATGAAAGTGATGAGTATTGGGGAGATAGTAACAATTATAGATTTATAACATCAATAGATCAGTTTGAACAAATCACGGAATTGCCTAGTGCCGGTGACAGATTGGTTAGAAGTAAATTTGCTATTAATGTAAAAGCATATATTTTACCAAAATCTGCACTGGACAAGAATGGTAATAGAACACAAGTAACTAAAATGGTTTATTCTCCCAAGAAAGTGGTGTTTGATACCGAAATTATTACTTCTATAATAAAATAATCATATTTTCGGAATGATTTTTTATATTTATGATATGTATACTAGTTTATAGAGAGGTTATATATGAAAGTTGTATCTGAACAAGAATTAAAGGCTGTACAAGACATGCGAAATTCGTTAGTAGAAATAATAACTAAAATAGGTGAATTGCATCTTGGTAAATTTCTTTTAGAAAACGAGATCAAGCAAATAGAAAAGAGCACCACTGACGAAGAAAATAAGTTTGTACAGATTCAAGAACAAGAAAGGGTTTTATATGAAAGTTTACAGCAAAAATATGGAACCGGTAATATAAATTTTGATACTGGCGAAATACAGGAATAATATAACCCATTTGGAGGATTCGTATGGCAAATGAAAGAATTGTTTCTCCTGGTGTATTCACTAGAGAACGAGACTTGAGTTTTTTGACTCAAGGCATCAGTGAAATCGGGGGCGCATTTATTGGACCAACGCCAAAAGGTCCAGCGTTTATACCAACAATTGTAAGAAGTCAGCAAGAGTACGTTACCCGTTTTGGCGAAGCCGATGCGAGTCACTATACTGGGTTGACTGTAAAAAATTATTTAAGAGAAGCTGGCGTTGCAACTGTAGTCAGAGTGCTTGGGTTGGAAGGATATAACCCATCAACTACGACATCTGCGGTAATTTATGCTTCCGGCTCAAACGGAAGACGAGTATTTGCAGTATTGCATCCAACAAGTACTGGAAATACGTTAACAAATGCGGCTGCGGGCGGCACAACGGCAAGTATTAGTTTGGTGCTATCCGGTTCGGGTGGTGCAAACATATCTGCTAGTGGATTTAGTCCATTTGATTCATCTACTTCATATATTGGAGACTTTTTCTCAACATCTCCTTCAAGCACAAGAAATGCATACATTTATGCAATATTCCCAACGGCAGTATCTTCAAGTCTTGGAGCAAGTATCAGCTTCCTAGCAGAAACATCAAGTGCAATCTTGAATTTCTCAGGATCTACTTTCGGCGCATACTCACATGCATCAACACCTTGGGTACAATCACAAACCATTGGTGGAACAAAAGTTGATTTGTTTAAACTTCACACATTAAGTGATGGAAATGCTGCAAATAAAGAAGTAAAGGTATCATTTATCAATATGAAGCCAAGTGATGATGTTGATAATAATTACGGTACATTTACTATGTTGATTCGTAGATATGATGATACCGACTCAAAGTTGGAAATATTAGAACAATATGACAACTTAAATCTAGATCCAAACAGTCCACAATATATTGCTAGAGTAATTGGAAACAGTGCACCAACAGAAGATACGGTCACTGGTGAAATGTATTATCAAGGAGATTTCCCAAATCGTTCACAATATGTTTGGGTAGAAATGAATGATATACCTCTTCCAGAGTCAGCATTGCCGTTTGGGTTCCAAGCAGTGCTATCTACAGTTAACGTACCTTCATCAGTTCTAGTTTCTCCATCATACGTAACTACACGTTGGCTTGATGGATCAACCGCTGGATATACTACACAGTCTGTTGATAAGAAATTCTATTATGGATGGGAGTTCGACAGTTCCAATGAAGTAAATTCTTCATACTTGAATGCCATTCCATCTGGATCACCGCAAGTTGGATCAGTATTTAATCTAGAAAATGTAGTAGACGTTCCTAACGGAAGTACTGCTAAGGCAATTAGTTTAACTGATACAGACAGTTTGGCATATCGTAAGTTTACCGTTCCATTCCAAGGTGGATTTGATGGATTGAATCCAGCAAGAGATATTAGTCTAGGTGGAGATATCGTTGCTACAAATTCACAAGGGTTCAACCTAGCAACCTCAGTATCACCAGGATCAAAAGCATATAAGAAAGCTCTTAATGCCATAAGTAATCCTGACCAATATGACTTCAACTTGTTAGTTCTTCCTGGTGTAATCTATGAATTGCACTCATATGTTGCCAATGAAGCATTAAGCTTGTGTGAAGATCGTGGAGATGCATTCTATATCATGGATACTGTTGGATTAAATGCTACACTAGCAACAGCAACTGGTAAGGCTGCGGAAATTGATAGTAATTATGCAGCAACTTATTATCCTTGGTTGAGAGTCATTGATACTAATACTAACAAGCTGTTGTGGGTACCGCCGTCAATAATATTGCCAGAAATATATGCATATAATGACAATGTTGCCGCAGAATGGTTTGCTCCAGCAGGATTGAATCGTGGTGGTATTGCAAGTGCTGTTGGTGTGAAGGTACGTCTTCCACAAACAAGTAGAGATACGTTGTATGAAGGAAAAGTAAATCCAATTGCACAATTCCCAGGACAGGGTATCTGTGTGTGGGGTCAAAAGACATTACAACGTAGATCTTCTGCACTTGATCGTGTAAACGTTCGACGCTTATTGATCGCGTTGAAGAAATTTATTGCTAGCTCTTCACGTTATCTAGTATTTGAACAAAATGTAGAAGCGACAAGAAATCGTTTCTTGAATATAGTAAATCCATACTTGGCAAGTGTACAAGAACGCAGTGGTTTGTATGCATTCCGTGTCATCATGGATGAAACTAATAACACGCCTGACGTAATTGATCGTAACGTATTGTATGGTCAAATCTACTTGCAGCCAACTAAGACCGCTGAATTCATAGTTCTTGATTTCAACGTGCTCCCAACGGGCGCAGTATTCCCAACGGCGTAATACTATAAAAAGTGGAGGGATTAGCCTCCCTCCACATTTTATAATATCATTATATTTATAGCTAGATATCCTTTCGGAGATTATACATGCCAAACATAGTATCAGAACAAGAGCTATTCTTCACCGCGTTTGAACCAAAGATGACAAATCGTTTCATCCTATACATGGATGGAATTCCTTCATATTTGGTTAAGAAAGTAGCTCGTCCATCAATAACACAAGAAAAGAAACCAATTGATCACATTAACGTACAGCGTTATGTAAAGGGCAAGACTATTTGGGGAGAAATGCAAATGACATTGTATGATCCAATAGTTCCGTCAGGTGCTCAGGCTGTAATGGAATGGGTTCGTTTACATCACGAATCTGTAACTGGTCGTGACGGTTATCTTGAGTTCTATAAGAAAGATTTAACACTCAATATTCTAGGACCAGTAGGCGATAGAGTTGAAGAGTGGATTATCAAGGGTGCACAAATTACTCAAGTTCAATTCGGTGATATGGATTGGTCACAGGACAATCCTGTAGAATTCACAATGACAGTACAACCAGATTACTGTATACTAAACTACTAATAGTACTTTGGTTTTAAAAATCCTCCGTGACCAAATCACGGAGGATTTTGTTTTTGTATAAACATAACAAAACCATCATATTACCTCTTAAATTTATATTTATACAAGGGGTGTCTTATATTGAGAGATATTTATGGTAGAATCTACGAAATTTGAAATTGGTCAAGGGGAAACGTTTAAAATACACGTTCAATTAAAAAACCAAAATCAAAATAACACGCCGGTAGACATAACTAGCTATGCATTTGTTGGTCAAGTTCGTGAAAATTATACGACCGATGAAATTGCGGCTACATTTACATTTACAAAAAATTTACCATATTCTTCTGGAAGTATTTTTATAGAATTAACTCCAGCCGACACATTGCAATTAACTCAGCGAAATTATGTATATGACGTATATCTTACGAGTGGATCTGTTGTTCCTGTAACTCGTAGAATATTAGAGGGAAGTATGGTAGTTCGTCCTGCTGTAACGAGATAATAAATGAGTGGTTCAATAGATACTAGTGATATTCTCGTTGTTGTTGATAAAGGTGAACAATATAATGTAAATCTACAACCACCCGACCAATATGGAGTCTCCATACAGGCGGGTGATACCTACATTGTGAATATAGATTTACCCACCACAGCAGTTAATACCAATGTATCCACTTATTATAGAGTGGCAGATTATGCCGCGTTCGCTGTCACGGCTGCTACCGCCAGTTTTTTGGGAGGGGCATCTGCTTCAATTCCTTGGGACAGTGTGGGAAACAAGCCCACGGGTTTATTATCATCTTCACAACAAATTAACGAGTTAGCAAACGTATCGGCATCGTTCGCCACCACTTCCAGTTATGCATTAAACGCGGGTTCTGGTGTAGGATTTCCATTCAGTGGATCGGCAATTATAACTGGTTCCTTGCTCGTTTCTGGTGGGAACATAATTGGTACATCTTCACTAGCCAGAGCAGTTATAGGTGGTCTATCACGATACGTACCTTTATGGACCGGTTCTTCTGGCAATGAATTAACATCAAGTATTATATATCAACTACCAACAGGTATTTTTATTGGGTATGATACTCACCCACATACACATTCATTGGAAGGTGAAACATTAGCCGTACATTCGGGTGAAACTGGTGTTAAAAATGTTATCTATGCACATGGTACAATAGATAATGATTATAGAATAAATATACGAAATATTAGTAATGGTGTTTCGGCATCTACAAACTACAAAGCAACTTCCGATGTAGGAAATGATTTTGGTGGGTATGTGCAATTTGGTATCAACTCTAGTACATATTCAAGAACAGATCAGATCGGTTCGTCACTAGATGCATATTTGTATGCAACCGGAAGTGATTTGTTAATAGGAAATGCTTCTCCCGATAAAAATATTATATTATTTAGTGGTGTTGGTAATGGTTTACAAAATGCTAGAATATTAATTTCACCAAGTGGTAGTGTTGGTATTAATTCAAGCTTCGTAGATCCTGTCGCTCCAGCAGCACTATTCATTCAATCACTAAATGAAAATACATATAACGTTGTCGTTGCCGAAGGCAGTGTAGACAACTATATGCAATTCAATTTAAGAAATGATAACACAGGTACATCGGCGTCTGCGGATTATGTTATAACTGCGGATAGCGGTACAGAAACAAGTAATTATACTGACATGGGTATGAATAATAGTCAGTATAGTATTGAAGATGGTATAGGTGAGGCGCTTGACGGATATTTCTATACAACTGGTAATAATCTAGTATTAGGAACTGCCACTGCTGATAAGGAAGTAAAAATATTTGCTGGTGGTTTTAGCTCAAATGAAAATAAAAAACTAATACTTCGTGCAAATAATCAACACGAATTATCTGGATCATTGAGTGTATCTGGAAGTATACGTGTACTTGGTGCTATAATCAATGAATTAACTTCGTCGCATGCTATAACGGCATCGTATGCACCAACGATATTACCGTCTGGAGTAGTGTCATCGTCCACACAGGTTAATTACGCTCAGTTACAAAATATTCCTAGTGGGATTGTTAGTAGTTCTGCACAAGTAATAACATTATTACCTTCCGGAACCGTATCTTCATCTGCACAAATAAACACTGGAAGTTTTAGTGGATCTTTTGTTGGTACATTTACTGGAACCGGTAGTTGGTCTAGAAATGCTGTATCAGCATCATATGCAATAACTGCTAGCTATATTGACGGTGGATTTTATTGATACACTTAAAAATAGAAGTGGTAAGTTTACTGAATGGACTATTTATAATAGTATTTATTTGATAAAAAGGAACATATGGCAGATACAATTCTTATAAAACGCAGTTTAACATCGGGATCAATACCATCAACTTCCTCCTTGGAAGTTGGTGAACTTGCAATAAATGTACCCGACGCTAAACTTTTTTTAAAACAATCTGGCAGTAATGTAGAAACCATTAGATCACTTTTGACATTGGATGCTCCAATGTCTGGAAATATTTTATTAACTGGATCTATTACATTATCACCAAATAGAGTTGTTCAGGCTACTGCTTTTAGTGGATCATTATTTGGTACAGCAAGTGCAGCGAATAGTATTACTTTTATACCAGCAACTGCATCGTTTGCAACCTCCGCATCTTTTGCACCTACTATATTACCGGCAGGAACGGTTTCTTCGTCTACACAAATAAACACTGGAAGTTTTAGTGGGTCATTCTCAGGAACGTTTACTGGAACTAGTAGTTTTGCTACATCTGCATCCAGAGCAATTACCGCATCATTTGTATTACCATCGGGATTGCCATCTGGAGTGGTCAGTAGTTCTGCACAAGTGGTGTCATCGCTCCCAACAGGAACGGTATCTTCTTCTGCTCAGATCAACACTGGTAGTTTCAGTGGCTCTTTTATAGGAACATTAGTTGGTACTGGAAGCTGGGCAAGTAATGCAGTAAGTTCGTCATTTGCAACCACAGCAAGCGCAGCAACGAGCATCACGTTTACACCAGCAACTGCATCATTTGCTACATCGGCATCGTATGCACCAACGATATTACCGTCTGGAGTAGTGTCGTCTTCCGCACAAATAAATACCGGTTCATTTAGTGGATCATTTATAGGAACAGGTAGTTGGGCACTCAATGCAGTGTCTGCGTCATTTGCAACTACTGCAAGTGCGGCAACAAGCATTACGTTTACTCCATCAACAGCTTCGTTTGCAATTACTGCAAGTTATGTGTCCGGTGCAGCAAGTACATGGGATAGTATATCAAATAAACCAAGTGGATTGGTATCTAGTTCTACACAAGCTACTACGTGGACGGTTGCAACCGCGTCATATGTGTCTGGTGGAGTGGTGATTATAGGAACTCCAACGGATGGTGCATATGGTGGAAGTGCTGGTAATGTGTCAGGGATTAGTTCCGGTGACAAGGCAGAGGATGCGTTTGACAAAATAGAAGTTATTTTGGGAAGATTGGCACCCGCCAAGCCAGCAAATTTAAGTACACGAACACTTACAACTAACGCTACGGTATACACAGCATTTACTGCAAGTGGAGCTACTCCAACATTGTTTGGAAATGTCACAACAAATGCTAGACCAACGGCAAGTTGGACGTTTGTTGCAGCAACCAGTGGTTCTGGTAGCACGTTGTCATTTGATGCCGATAGTGGAATTCTACAAGCAGAAGTTGATGGCGTAGTCACAGTAGCATCGCAGGATAGTTTAACAACGGCATCTGATGTAGGAACGTTTGGAAATCTTATTATAACCACGGATTCAGATCCGTATGGTGGAACATTTGGTCAGCAAGGTTTCTGGAAAGGATTTATAGCATCTGTTGCACCTACTGCTAGTTTAGCACTGGGGCCACACAATGCACGATTAATACATTCTACTACCGGTGCTACTCCGTTATTCTCATGGTCGTTGGATAATCCAACGACACCTTCTATAACGTCAATAACAGGCTCATCTGCCGGTGGAAC